TTGATCACAGGTGTGTAGTTTGTGCTGGTAATTGTACCGTAGCTGGCGCCTTGGTTTACAAAGCGATATACAATACCGCTGTAGTAGCCAGGAACGCTGTAACCAGGACTTGCAACATAGACATCTGCATCGTTACCGGCAATGTAAGTTGTTGTACCAAATGCTGCACCACTCTTTGGAACTGGCGCTGTTAGTGTTTCAAGCAACTGAATCTTGTTAGTTTCAACTGCAATCAAGCTGCCAACAACAGGAGCGTTAGTAAATGTCAATGTTGTAGTGCCAGCACCTGTGTAGCCCGTAGACACGATGTTACCATTTACAGTTACGCGGCTAGTAGAACCAATAGTGTATTGAGTTGTGTATGTAGTGCCGTTGGCAATAAACGATTCAATGCTGCGATCAAATACGTAGACTGCACCTGCTGCACTTACACCGTTTACTGCTTGGTAAGGTGCGCTGACAGCAACTTGGCGGCCATCGCTGGTTGTTTTAACAGTTAATCCAAACTGTGCTGCTGTGCTGCTACCAACTGTGATTGTATTGGCGTATGTGTAGACGCTGGTTGCATTGGCTTGATAAACGTAGACGTTACCTGAATTTGGTGCAGAAACATACAGCCAAGTGCCATCAGCACTGGCATCAACGCTGGTACCAAATGCATCGCCTGTGTTGCTACTCCAAGGACTAGACAGTGTTTGTATCCAAGGGAAGCCAACATTGCCATCAAATTGGTGAATGTGTAAACGACCGTACTGTGATCCAGTTCCAGGGTTGCCAATGTAGAGTAAGTTACCTGCTGTGGCAAGACTTGCACCAAAGCGAGCAACGCTGTTTCCTGGACGTGCGCCAATGTTTGCAACCTGTGTAAGCACATTGCCGTTGGTGACGTTGGCTACAAATGTAATCACGTTGCCAGTGTTTAGTGTAGGCAATCCTGCTGCTGCAAAAGTACCTGCTGTGTTGATTGTGGTTACTGTACCAAATCCTGTACCTGTTGCATAGCTGTTTGCTCCCAGTTTCATGCTGGGGTTTAGCGGGCTAACATTGCCTGTCCAAGGTGTGCTCTTGTTGTATACTGCCCAGCCTCCAGTGATGTCATCATTGTCAACCCACAGCTTGTCGTTGTCAATCCAGCCATGTGCAGGAGTAATACTGTTCAAATCAGTAGGTGTTTTGATACGAACGCTTTGTAGTTTGTACAAAGGACCTGTGCTGTTGATCTTGATAGCGCTCTTAATTTGATCAGCTGTTTGTCCGTAGAATACTATACCAAATGTATAGGCATCAACAATGTTGTAGACTCGGTAGAATCCATCAACTCGTGCATCAAATCCCTTGATTGCAACGATACTGTTAAATGTCAAGCCGTGTGGTTTAACTGTTGTAACAGTGCCAATATTGTCAACGCTATAGGCTACGGTAGTGATTGTATTGTCAGTTTCGTTGACACGATAAACGTTCCAATCGCCGCCAGCATCGTTTGCACACCATACAGTTGATCCTAGTCCAACTTGTCCAAGATTAGCGCTTAGTCCAGCTAGATTGCTGATATTAAATACAGTGGTTGTGACATCATTGATATCAACATAACCTGCTGTTTGTATGTCGTTTTCGTAGACGCTGCTTGCATCACGATTCAAGTAGATGTTGGGTGTGTAAGCACCTTCTGTGCGATATAACTGATAGGGTTGTACACCAATGATGCCGGATACGCTAGAACCATTGTTAGGCAATAGTGTGAATGTTACAGGATCGCCGTTGAATGTACCTTCGGTTAACACTAGGTCAATACTGCGGTTGTTGTGTAGAGCACCGTATTCGCCAACACGCATACCCCATTCTTCGTAGACTGTGATGTCACTAGTAATGCCGTTAAAGCCCGCTGCTGTAAACGCATTAACTGCGTTCATAGTGCCTTTTTCACGGATATAGCCTTGATAGAACTTGGCCTGTGTAACCTCGTCAATACCAAAGTTTGTCAAATAGTCACGTGGCTGGAAGCCAATCGCGCTGTCACTGTATAGATGGAAGTCACCTAGTAGCTCAGGATTGTCAATATCGTTGAAGCGATTGAACTTTTCTGCATTGTAGGTAAAGTTAGGCAACAAGCCTGTTTTAAGCTCTTGTGCGGTAATCTGTGCCCACTTGGTTGTGTCAAATGCTGTGGATGCAATTACATCTTGTAGTGCTGTATAGTTGTTGTTTTTGTAGCGTACTAAGCTGCCCATCAGGTAGTCTTTACCAGGTTGCCATGCGTCAACTGTGGTGTTGTTGAATACAAAGCCAGCTGGGTTCATAGCACCAGTCCAAGAACCAGTTTTCTTACCAACTAGTTTTAGACGATACTGTCTGTTGCCCAACTGCGGAACATAGATAACATCATTGAAAATGTCCACATTGTCAAATATCATGACATGTTCATATTCAACTACATCTAGTTTAACCAAGGCCAATGTTTGTCCTGCGTTTGCAGTTAGTGTAAATGTGTTGCCTGTAGCCAAGCTGGTTCTGTTTACACTCATTTGGCTATACTTGACAAAGTTATAGTTAGTGTCTAGAACACGGCTTTGGTTAGGGTGGTTCTGTATCTTGTCAACAACACCACTGCTTGTAAACAATGTCGCACGGTTCAATATTGGGCTTAGTACCAATACACTGCTGGCTTGCCAGCCCTGTTGTACCCATGTTAAGAATTCCTTAACGCTCAACAACCAATCACGTTGTGTTCCTAGATCAGGATCAACGTCTGTAAAGCGGAAGCCAATGCCACGTAGGTAACGTTGATGGCTGACCAAGAAGTCAACTACCTGTTGGCGATTGGTAAATTCAAATCCATAAGGAATAGTAATCTTGTACTTTTGATAGTCTTGATAGATTACACCTTTTTCGTTAAGCACAGACAAACTGTAGCTGTTATTATTAGCAATACTTGGGATAATAGTAAAGTAAGGAGCTTCTGTGTCATATCCGCTGACTGTGTACCCAGTTGCTGTGCGTTCAATGATAACTGCACTATAGGCAACTGTTTTAGTTGGAGTTGATTTGTACAGCTCAATCTTGTAACTCTCGTTGGGAATTACCACACCGCTGTTGGTGCTAGTTGGACTGCTTTGTTCAGCAATTACCTGCATCAAACTTTGATCTGTAAATCCTGCCATTTTGTAGGCAAGTTGGATTGACAATCCAGCAAAGTATCCGTTGAGTTTTGCGCTAGGATCGATACCTTGATTGCGTAGATATTCTGCGATCCAGTTTAGATAACCGGCTGCACGAGCAATAACATATCCCTCGTTTTCTTCGCTTAGATCAACAACACCGTTGATGTCAATGTCGTATGGACTAATACGTTGTAGTGTTTCAGTATAGACGTATTGGTTTAGATCTGTGTTTTTGTAGTAGTGTCCAACATTTAGCAAGCTACCAAAGTAGAATGCAGGTTTAGCCAATGCCAGTGCTTGTTGTACTGCAAATGGATAATCGCTGCTGCGTCTCCATGCTGTTTCTACAGGACCTTGATCACCAACTTTGAAACTGCCGCTAGCATCATTGCTGTTAAAGTTCTTGACTAGAATATCGTTAGGAGGCAATAGCGCACCTGTGTAGTCAACAGGAATAAATGTGGTTAAGTTTGGACGTACAAAACGCTCATCAACATAACTGCTGCCGTTGTTCCAAACAAGACCAGCTTCTAGGTCACCCCACAACACATTGTTACCACTGGTGTAAGGTGCTGGACCGTAACGGTTTTCCCACCATGCAGGCATAGAAGAAAATCCCAACATTTCCCAAGGATGTGTGTGAGGACGATCTGTATCGTAGAAATACTTATAGATGGCACGCCAGTAACCTAGCAGTCTAGATCCGTCAACTGTGTCAACAAACTTGTTGTAGTTCCAAGTAAATGGTTCGCTGGCAACAAATGTAGTATTAGACACATAGTCAACACGAGTTCCTCCAACCCAAGTCAAAAAGCTGTCAGTCAGCAACTGCGTGAATTCTGTATTACTGTATTCTGTTGTTCTAAATTTACCCGGAACATAATCATATAAATCCAGTGCAAATTTAGATGCGTCCAACTTGATGTTGTTGTAGATGCGTTTTTCAAATTCCAACAACAGATCATCGCGGTAGTCGCCAAAACTTGGAGTAATACTACCGTCGTGTCCTTGTATCACATAGATAGGTGTTGCATAGGTTGTATCGTAGTACTTTTGTGGAGTAAATTTAGGATACAAGCCCAGTTTAGTAGGAGTTTCTGGAATGTAGTTGCCATCAGTATCACTGTACTCGTTAATGGTCAATACATCACCAACTGTCAATGCAGTTAAGAATGTGATACCTGCACGATTAGTGTCAAATTCATAATCAACATCTTTGGTCAATTGAACATTGTTTTTGTAGACCAATACTGCTCGGTTACTTAAACGCTTGTCATTGAAAATGCTGCTGATCTCGTAGTCAACAATTTCACTGTTCAATACAGTATAGCTAAGTGTAGTTTTGATATCTCCATACGGCACCATATCACTATAGTACCAAGCAAATGTTTTATTCTTAACTCCGTTGATATTTTTTAGTAACGTGTCAAGCAGTGCAGGAATATTGGTGTAATCAAGACCCGGTGTTCTTAGACTTAGTTCAAGAATTTTATTTTTAACTTTGCTGTATTCATGACGAGCCAAAGACAGTGCGTCAATAAAGTTGGCATCGCTGTCTACTAGGAAAAGTTCACTGTAAAGTACAGGACTTGCGTGTTGCAGTATGCTACCGCCTTGCGCTTTGATATAAGTGTCACGTAGATTACTTGCGCCAGGGAAGCTGCCGGTAATTTGGTTACTGTTAGCAACCATTGTGCTCACATGGTTACGTAGTTGTCCCAGTGTTAGACTGCTGAAGTTGTCGTTTTGACTGTTGAAGTCCAAGTTCTTAGGAACTTCGTAGTATCCCAAACTGCTAACACTCTTGTCGTTATAGATCAAGATATCAATTTGATCACCAGTGGTTAAACTTGAATCTGTAATGTGTACGTAATCAATGACGCCAACTGTTACAATTTCCCAGGCTGTAATCTGTTTGGCATTTTTGTAGACACGGAAATAGGGCACAGTAACTTCTGTGCTGTTGATAATATCAATCTTAAAGTAGCTGTTATTACCATCGTAAATTCCGCTGATTACTTGGAACTGTTTGCTTTGTTCAACGTTAGTAGTCCAACTGTTACGTAGTTTGTAAGCAGTCAAGCTGGTATTTTGTTGTAGTGTGCCCAGGCTGTTGATGTTAGTCGCAGTCTGTGCAGCACCAGTACCGTCAGTGTAATTGACTGTGTCTGTGTCAAAATTGTTAGTAAACTGAATATCACCAATTTGGTTAAAGTTTCTATAGCTGAGAGGGAAACCCAACACAGGATCGTTTACACCTGTGCCTACACTGTAGCTAAAAATCTTTGTGCCAGCAAATGTGCTGTTAGTATAGGTGCCAATACTGACACCAGTACTGTCAATTACATCAAATAGCGGTGCTTGGTTTATACCAGTTTTTTGTTGTCCGGCGATCCAAGTACCGTTGTAGTAGTATTCAACACCTTTATTAGGGCCGTTTAGCACAACCAAATTGTTGTTGGTATCAACTGTGGAATCATCTGCTAGTGCAAGGTTAATGATATTGCCGCCTAGTCCTGGAGCATTAACAATGTTAACAACGAATATCTTGTTACGCACAGTTGGGTCAAAGTCATTGGCAAAAACGACTCGCATACCTTGTGCCAAAGTTACACCGCTGATAGCATATCCAGCTGGTTGCAATTCAACAATATTGCGACTGTCAGTAATTGTAAAGTCTAGTAGGTCAACTGGAGTCTTGGCCACACGACCAAAGTTGTATAGTTGTACGTTAGGCTCAAATTCAATGATTGGACGGTTAGCACGTAGGTTTTGATCCAACAAGGGAGTGACTCCATTGTAGGCTGCTGTTGCGTTGATAACATCAATGTGGAACCAACGGTTGCTGCGTGTCCAAGGATTCAAGTCTTGACTTGCACGGCTAATGGTAATATGATCTTGGCTTGCTAGTCCATTGGCTGCATAGGTTTCTGGGGTCACAAAATCATTGATATCAATCAACTTGATAGCAGATCCCACACCTTCAACATAGTAGGTATTTCCAGAATAGCTACTAGGGTTAGCACTAGCATCAAACGTTACTTTAAGTCCGTTAGTGAATACAACACCATTTGGACTCTTGTAATTTTTAGCTCCAACAATGTCAGTGTCAACGTTAACAACGACTGACGTAGGATCTAATAGGTCTATTTGCCCAACATAACTAGAGCCAACGCCATCTTGATAGAACAAGTTAGTCAACGGGGCAGTAAGGTCTGGCATTTGATTAAACAAGTTCAACAACAGGTAATCGTTTGCTAGATAGTAGGTATATTCAGAACGTGCTGCGCCGCCCTTGACGAAAACTTTTTGTAACGCACCAATTGTAAATGCCTGTAACAAGGGATTCAATGTTATAATGGGATCAGTGTCATTGCTGAGTGTAATTTGCCAAGCATTACGACGTTGCGCCACAGGAACTGTAACTCCGTTCACTGTCCATTGAGCATTGTCAAGATCTTTGTTGACAAAAATTAACGATTTCAAGTTGAGCTGGTTAACTGCACTAACGCCATCAATGCCGTTTTCAAAGCCGGCTGTGATTGCACTCAGTCTCTTACCTTGAACTTGTGTGTAGCTCAATGCTGTACTCAAATCAGCACTGCCCGCAAGTGTCATACGAACATAGAAATCTTGTGCTGTTGGTTGTGGTACTTTGAATGTTACTGTACCAACATCAATACCGTTATTGGTTACACCCAATACATCACGGCTTGACAAGTTTGTTTGTCGATCTTTAGTACCACTGACTCCGGCACTGGCTTGTATCCAGAATGGGAATCCAGGTTGGTTAACTACAAACTTGTAAGTACCACCGTAAGCTAAACGCACAGTAGGATTTTCAACCCCTTCAGCATTGCTGAAACGATATGTTCCAGTTGTAGTGTCGCGGTTAACAGTGAATGTTTCTGTAGTTGGAACTACACTGCCAAATACTTGTACAGCATCGGGGCCGTCTGTTAACCAGTAATATTGGTTAAAGTTGATGAACTTGTCAAAGTCAAACAGGCCGTTGTAGCTGTAGCTTTCTCCAGCAAATAGACGTGTTTGATTATTAGTCAATCCACCATAGTGACCAACTTGATTTAGCAGGTCAATGTAACTGCTAAAGAACTCAGTCTCGCCTGTGATTTTGTTTTTAATAACAACACTGGGTTCTAGCTGATAATTTTGACGTAGGGCACTGGGTTCAGGTTGATAGTTATCTGTACTCTTAAAAGTAGGGGCAAACTTACGACCAATATAACCGTTGACGTTTCTTAGGTCGGGCTGCGTTACTAGCTGATCCATTGTAGCATTTAAAAACTTTTGGTTAGTTTCGGTTCTAAATGCTTCGGGTAAGAAATTGCTTGTCTTAATTTGTGCCATATTAAATTAC